GAGCTTCGTCTGCCCGACGGTCTTGATCTCTAAATCTTTGTCCATACTGATGTTTGTTGTTGGTTTGTTTGGTGTTTAGTTGTTCGTTGTTCGTTGTTCATTGTTCGTTGTTTAGTTCTATCCCACGCCGTAGCGTTCGTCTGCATCAGCAGCGAGCGGCGAGCCAAGTTCCACGCAGGGAAGGCGTTGACAATGCCCTCCGTGACCTCCCTCACGGGCGATTCTTCGGAGTACTTCTTAATAAGCGTATGCCCGTGCATCGCCTTCAGCGCCACGCTGCCCGGCATATCCCTCGCGTCAATGGGGCGCTTCCAGAACGTGTTGCCCAGCACTTTCGATTCGGAGAACAGGATCACGTCATCCTCGAACGGATTGCCAGTCGTGCGCGTGCCGTCCGCCCGCTCGATCGTGATATCCTGATCGATCACCACGATCTGCAAGCCCTTGTATTTCTCCTTCTGCTTCGACAGGAAAGCGTTCACCGTAGCCGCATCGGGTGCGTCTTTGATGTCCGTCAGGCTCTGCACAAGCGTCGAGGTGCGCTTGATCGTCTCTTCCTGCGTAGCCAGCTTCGTGAACGTATCCACGTTCATAAAGGCGTACTTATACGTCACGCCCATCTTCTTGCCGATGGCCAAAGCCTTGGGGAAGTCGTTCGTGAACGGGGTGCCATTCGTGGCGCCAGCATACGAGGCAGCCACACCGATCTTCTGCTCCGATGGGATCTGATAATCCGCATCAAACTCCGATACGACAGCCGCGTTATTCATACCGTTCAGGCTTACCTTGCCCAGCGAGATTTCACGCAGAGCCGTCCACTCCAAGCGGGCGGCAATACCCTCCCAGCAGAATTTCGTATCCTCCGCCCAGAACTCGACGATCGCCGTCAGATCCGAACTGTTTCCAGCCATCGCCAACAGCAAGTCATACTCCGTCAGCTCGTCTTCCAGTTTCTCACGCGCTACGCCGATTTTAGGGATGTTGCCCTGCAAGCGTTCGATGGCTTCGCGCGTCTTCTTCGGGATCGTCGCCCCGCGGGCCACGATGTCGGCAGCAATCTTCAGCCCGGCCTGTGCCTCGAGCATCTTCCAGGTCAGGAGATTCGTCTCCTTCAGCGGAAAGAGGGTCGGGTAGTAGTAAGGTTTCAGGTCGTACGTCCGGATCACGGCTTGCATGTCCTTCTCGTTCAGACCTTCCATGAGTGTCTTTTGCATCTTAGTTTCCTTCTTGCTTTAAGCGTTATACATACGTTACGCACCGCAGCGCGTCTTTGATCTTATCCGTCACGGCTGGGGCGTTTTCCTCACGAATTACGGCGTGCACCCACGCATTTTCGTAGAGGTTGTTGCCAGCCTTTACGTCCAAGTTATCCCCAGCGATGGCCACAGGGACAACCTTCAGTGTCTTGTTCGCACCGGCGGATTCAAAGGCGCACGTGCCAGCCTTCACCTCCACACCCAGCGTAGCGCTGAGGGTGATCACGTCCTTTTCCTCTCTCGAGCGATCGATGCTCGCAATCGTCTGCCCATTGGCGCCATCCGTAGCAAAGCGGTCGCCCACGTTGAAGTGGCTCCCTTTGTTCACGTCGTACGTCGTAGACGTGGCATTAGCCGTATTCAGCACACGTGCCGTCTTGCACACCACGTACATTCCATTCGTGCCACGCCCCAGCGGGGTGCCCTCTACAACAGCGCCGCCTCCCAGCCCGGCCACGGATACCGTGACACCGCCCGGGATGTCGGCCACGCGGTGCAGGATACACTTCACCACGCGGCGATCTTTCATTCCTTCAATAGTTACCATTTTCGCTTTTTCTGTTTTTCGTTTACCTACAATTCTTTACCTCCGAGCGACGCGTCGCTGCCCTTCGTTTGCGCATTGATGTAGCGAGCTACGCTGGCCGTCACCCCGGACTCATCCTTCTGCGAGAACATCGGCCGACCCATCCCGGCCAGTTTGGCGTCTGCCATGCGTTTGTTGGCGTCTGCCACATCCGTCTCCGTGTCCGTCAAGTATTCGTTGAAAGCCTCCTCCGTGTCGAACGTCATACGGCCGAAATCCTTCAGCGCTTTGGCGCGAAAGCTCTCATCCTTGCATGCGTTCAATCGGTCGGTGAGCGCCTGAAGCCTCGACTGATTCACGTTTCCACGCTCGTACCGTTCCAGCTGCTCCTTGAGCGGCTTCATGGCGTTGGCGACAGCGTTAGCAACGACCGCTTGGAGGTCCGTCTCAGCGTTTGGTCTCTTACCTTCCTTCGATGAGGGTTCGACCTTTAGCTTCGCCTCATCAGCGTAGGGCTCGGACTGCTTTTCCACAAAGTCAAATTTGCGCCGGAGATTCTCTTCAAACGTGCGTGTGCCGTCGGATACTTCCTTATCCACATCCGAGCGAAAGTCTCGTACAAAAGCGTCCACCCCGTCCCGGGTCAGGCGCTCCACCGCGGCCTTCGCCTCATCCTCGGTCTCCATCTGTAACGCCATCAAGCGCGCCAGCATATTCAGACCGTCCTTCCGCACGCCTGGGAACTTTGCCACCAGTAGTGCAAGAATCATCTTCATCTTATCCATGTCGAAATCTGTTGGTTGTTTTGTTTCGCCGGCAAAAGTAGATGGGGCACTTCGTCGCGACCTGCGACTTTCTGCCCAAAAAAGATCTCGATCAGAGCGTTACCGCCACTTTGCAGCCTAAAACAGTTCGCCGCCCATGTTGGTCGAGGAGTTACGGGGCCGTTCGGGATGACTCCGGGCGGCTCTTACTTTATAAGCACGCAGAGTGATCGAAGCGGCTTTCGGATGTTCTCAGATGCTCTTTTTCAGGCGATTTCTTATTTGCAGACTAAATCATTTTCACAGCATAAGGGTGCTTGCATGGCGCTTCAATCCATCATTTGCACATCGAATCTTATTTGCAGACTAACTCCCGGGCTATCATTCCGAGGGAGTCCTCGAGATGGTTCGCCCAGCGGCGTTACCTTTGTCCAATTAAACAGCATCCCAACTATGAGCAAAGAAGAATTGACAGCGAAGAAAGCGCCGGAATTGGTGGCTATATGCGAAGGTGAACTTAATTTAGGGGATCGGATTTTACCATGCGCCGTGTTAAGTGATAACACGAGGGTGATAACGGCTTCATCTGTATTTGAGGCTTTCGATCGTCCTCGAAAAGGGAAGTCAAGCGAAGAATACAGAGCGGACCGAATGCCGTCATTTATCAATGCAAACAATTTGCAACCGTTTGTAAAAGAGGAACTTATGGAGTGGACCAAGCCCATTGAATACAGGAACAAATCCGGTTCGATAAAGACTGGCTATAACGCTCACATTCTTAGAGGGTTATGTATGGTCTATATCGAAGGACGGAAGAATGGTGCCCTACTAAAATCTCAAGAGCGTTTTGCTGATATTGCAACCTCTATCTTGTTTGCTTTGTCTGGTGTGGGAATCGTCGCTTTGGTTGATGAGGCCACAGGATACCAGTACAGCCGCGAGAAAGACGAACTGCAACGGATACTCAAAGCATACATTTCAGAAGAACTTTTGCCTTGGCAAAAGAAATTTCCCGATATCTTCTATAAGGAATTGTTCCGTCTCAATGGATGGGAGCTTTCTTTGAAAGGCATAAAACAGCGTCCTGGGGTTATTGGTAAATGGACAAATGAATTGATTTATAAGCAACTTCCTGAAGGGGTTCTTGAAGAGTTGAAGCGGAAAACTCCCGTAAGTGAAAGTGGAAATAGGACTGCTCGGTACCATCAATCTCTAACCACAGATGTAGGCGAACCAAATCTTGCTAAGCAGATAAATCAAGTAATCACAGTATTTCAATTGTCTGACAATATGAAGCAGATGTGGCAGTTGTTTGAAAAGCTGAAATTAAGACAGAAGGGTCAGCTAGAGATCCCATTTGTATTTGACGATAATGGTCACACTGTGGATCCAGAAGTAGAATAAGTTTGGGCGCGTGTAAGATCCCAGGGCAACCGCATCAAAATTTTCGCATGGATATAACTATCTGATGATGAGTGCCTGCTTAGAAATTCACGATGAGAATTCAATGTTAGAGGTTGAAAAGCGTATCTGAAAATCAGACTCTTATATTTTGATGCGGTTGCCCTGCTCTATGCGACTCTTACCATCCACGGCAATGTGCAAAAATTGCACATTACCATAGGGGACTCGTTGTACCACTATATCCAGTGCAGACGTATGGCTATCTTGACGAGGAGGATAGTAAGCGTGATCAGATTGAATACCACGATTACAATCCACTTCCAGTCCGTCGGCTCGTTCCATTGGCGACTTGGTACGCGCACGCCATCCAAGTAGAGACGTCCGTCACCACTCAGCTTAGCCACCACCACGTCCCCTCCTTCCTCTTCATGGCAAATAACCAGTCCTTTATGTTTGAGTTCCAAGGCGCCGAGCGAAAACTCCTCTCGATCCATGTCTGCCGGGCATTCCGTCACATCCTCGGCCAGCAAGCGGAGCACGCGTTTTGCCCGCTTGGATAATTTGATTCGTCCCATATCCGTATGTGATTTTGATTACTTGCAGCAAAGGTCTGCCGGGCAGCTCGTGGACGTCATTGGCTAAAGACTGCGGAAGATGGCTATCTTTGTGCCCGATATATCGGTGCTGATGGTCGCAAAGTGGTAGCGGGGTTTACCCGAAAGGGCTAACATATTGCAGGGTCGTCGCCTGCCTGCACCGATAGCTTTACATAGGGAGTTCCCGTCAGGGTGCTCCCTATTTTATTTTCCTATAGTATTCGAGATCCATACTCCACTCTTCCACCACGCCCCACGACTTTGCAGCGTTGACGACCGATCCCTTGTGCTTAAAATTCGGATGTACGACAACCTTAACCACACGGCCCGGCTCATAGGGATGCGTATAGACATAAACCAGCACTTCGCTGTTGGTGTCTTCGTAGATGTGTAATGGCGTGTTGATCGCCTTCAGGATCTCATTATATCGATCCGGTGCGACCGTTGCGCCCTTACTCTCTTTCGGGTGATTGATGTACTTCAGTATCGTTTTATCGAGTACAATGATATCATGCGTTTCAAGCAACCTCCCTCGAGCGTGCATATCAGCTACTATTTCGCTATCCAACACGCCTATCCACATAACTTTCCCGATGTTTCGTTTCTTCTCCCGCACCTCATCGGCGAATTGTTGGAAGCTGCCTTCAAAGCGAGAGAGCTTCTTCGGGCCTTTGAGCTCCGGCGGCACCTCCACCGGCCGCGGTTTTGGGCGCCCGTATTCGCCTACGATGTAGGCCGGATTGTCCGTAATGAAGCGCGGGAGGGTGCGCCAACCACGGGCACGCGCTCGATTCTTCTCCACCCAGTCCGTGAACACCTGCGGCACCTCTTCCACCGCCCGCGGAGACCACGAGGCGCGCTCTTTGGCGTCTCCCTTGAAGATGCGGCGATAGAGCTCTTTCCTGTCTGACGGGCGAGCTATGATGGGCAACATCTCGCAGCGGCAATGCGGATGCCAGCCGCGGAATCGGAAGGCCTTGGGGTACACGCCTTGCAACTCGTCGCACATGTCGTGGAAGGGGCACGGCTTACCGTCTCGCAGCGTCGTGTGGTTGTTGCTCAGGCGAATCTCCCAGCCCACAATGAGCGGGTTCGACTGTGCCGACTGCCACGCCGCCTCGCATTGCGCCGCCTTCAGCTCCGTACGCGCCATTCGGAGCGCGTTTTTGTAGGAAGAGCGATACACACCCTGCCCCGGATGGTATGCCTTGGCCGCTGCGCTCAGCTCCAGCGCGCCCGTCTCTTTGTTTCTCACCCGCCGGAAGAGCTTATTCGGCTCGATAAGGAAGCGGCGCAGATCCTTCGCGATCTCCGTCCCACGGCAGCCCTCTTTGATGGCGTTTTGCAGGATCACCTCAATCTCTTTTTTGGCATTCCCCGCCAGATTCCACACGCGGCCGGAAAGATTCAGCCCGTCACGCTGCTTTTCGCGCACAAAGGCATCGGCAGACCGTATGCGGCTGCTCTGGGTGGCATCGATTCGGAGACGGTCGCGCAGCATCCGGTCACGGGTGGACGGATCCAGCTGCGCCTCCACGCGCGCCTCGAGCACCTCCTTGCTGAACTCCCACTCCCGCCGGATGCCATTCAAGAGGAGCCCGTTCAGGCGGTCGGCCATCACGCCCAGCACACGCTCCACCTGACGATTGGCCGTGTGGTTGCTCTCGAAAAAGAAATCATCCTTCTTTTGCTCGATGGCACGGCGCACGGCAGGCAGGGAGAGCGCCTGTAGATAGGCCGTGTAGATCAGTTGCTCGATGGCGCGAAAGAGTTGCTCCCGGCGGCGCTCTTCCTCTTCTCGGCGGCGGTCTTCTTCCTTCATAGGGGACGGTTATAGAGGCAGTCGCCTCCGATATATCCGAAAGCCAAACTTTACGACCATGAAAGCCAGTGCACCAAGACATGCCCAAAAGGCTCCGGTGCCAAAGCCTTGAACAAACCGCTCCCAGCGGGTAGTCTTTCGCTCCACCTCTCGCACAACTTCACGCACCACATCTCGATTGATAAAGACGCTGTCTGCCTTTGCCCACACGGTGTCATGCCGGACAACGGTCTCGACCTGCAGCTCCCCGAGGCTATCCAATAGGAAAGCCAGTCGGGCGTTGCGGGTGGTCTCGATCGACAAGCGCTCCATCGCCACGCGCCCCTCTGCATTGCAACGCAGCAAGGCACGAAGGAGAGACGTATCAGACGGCACCGGGATAGGCACGAGCCGTTGCACGAAGACCGAATCCACGTGCGACTGCCGTGTGGGCTGCGTGTGTTTGAGCGGTAGGCAGGCCGTAAGTAGCAAGGCGGCTATGAGCAGCAGAATGTGTCTGAGCGTCTTCTGCTTGCCGCCGCAATAGGTGATCAGGAATTTCATCTGCGTTGCGTGTGTATGAAAAGAAGAAAGGGCAGGCCGGATGACCTGCCCCTCTCTCGGAATGTGCTGCGATTGGTTAGGAGATGGCGGCGATCTGGTTCAGCTCCACCCAATACGGGTTCCCGTTTTTGTGGTGGCTGATCTGCCGTTTGGCAAAGTCGACGGCCGTCACGGTGACCTTTTGGCCATTCATCAACCGCGCCTCTGAACGGCGTGTGAAGGCCAGCGCGTCGAACGCCTCCTCGGTGAGGGGGAGCGGCCCCTGTTTCAAATCTGGCTGGGGGCCTACGGGCCCCGGCGAAGTTTGGCCGGGTACCTGTGGGCGTGGAGGTGGCGCGACTGCACCGGGTACGACCGGGCGAATCGGGGGTACCACAGGCGGCCCGGTCGGCGGGGGGGTCT